GACTGAATGATGTCAGTACAAATAACTACTGCCGTTATTGAGCAGTATAAAAGTAACGTGTTCCATCTGGCACAGCAAAAGGGTTCTCGTTTGAGAGATGCTGCTAGAACCGAAACAGTATTGTAATCAGCAGATGTAACCTGTGTTACGTTTAACAAGTCAGAAATCTGACCTGCAGCACATATCACAAATCTTGGTTCTTCAGGATCTACATCACTAGCATCAATTATTTCTTTGGCTGATAATAACTTTGCTAATGTGAGACCAGCAGAAGCATGTGCTACTTTATTGCCTGATGGTAATGAAACTGATGTTCCACCAGCTACTCCACCATAAGCTGTTCCAGTAGCAGCAGCAATCAATGCGTCATCCATTGCTCTACCCATAGCCCAAGCACCTGCTAATGCGTACTCGGATTGAGGGCTAATAAGCATTCTTACTTTATCTTCTTGGTCGATTAAGTCTGCCCAATCATAGTCATCTAATGATACTTTACGTCTGGAATGTGGTGTATCCATTCGTGGAGTATCAGCGTGACGTGATGTTCTTTTCTGTGCAGCAGTAGAGCCGATTCTTTCAAAAAAATGTGCTTTACCAGTTACTGTTTCGGTTCTAGCAGCATCTCTCAAACGAGAACCCTTTTGCTGTGCCAGATGGAACACGTTACTTTTATACTGCTCAATAAAGGCAGTAGTTATTTGTACTGACATAATTCAGTCCTCCGTTAAATTAAATTTTGATCGGCTTTTGTCCTAGAAAGGGAAACCTTATAGTACACGATACTATCAGTCGAATGTTTATAGCCGATTATGGCTACCATTTCGTTATCCTAACAGGGCGAACTTGGTACGCAAATTATATCATGAAAAATTAAGTATTGCCAAATACTTTTTCATGCAACTGTCGCATTTGTTCTACAGCAGCACTATGTTCTGTATGACCTGCATCAAAATATGGATGTTTAGGGTCAGACATAACCTTCTCAATCTCTTGTTTTGCATCTAGTGGAGATACTGCTAATCTATTATTTTGCGTATTCTTAGACATTTCTTCAGTCACTTCTTGGCCTAAACGTGCAAACAACTTGATTACGGCAGGATGATTCCCTGCTTCTGTATTCATAAGTTCGATAATGTCATCATCACCATATACTTGTAAAGCTCTTTGTGCAGCCCTAACATTCTTATCATACTCAAATCCCCATTCTTGCTTTAAAGCATTTTCAGCTTCGTCTTTTTGTACTGCTAAAGCACTTTGTTGATTCTCTGCTTGATAATTAATTTGAGCCACTTGATAATCTACCAACGCATTTACCTGCTCATTATTTAAACCAATTTTATGAGCAACATTTTTAAATTCGTTGACAGCAGCTTCTTGGAAGTGTTCCTTATGAGTATCAGGAATTGTTACTTCATACTTGGCAGATTCATCTGGTCTACCTAGTTTGCCGTATAATTCACTTTTCTCCTCATCAGTTTTTGGTATAGGTATTCTACTACCAATCATCTTTTGTTGATGCACTACAGTCTTTGCTAAAGATTCTACATCTTTTAGATTTTGTAGCGTAGGGTCATTCCTTAATTCCTCTGGTAGAGATTCCTTCCAGTCTGGATTATCACCTACTGTACTAGACCCAAGAACTGAATTGGTAGTTTGTTCAGTTGTTTCTGGGTTATCTTGTGATTCGGTGGTCACTTGTTCGTCAGCCATTATTATTATCCTCCTTTAAAAGATTAAGTATTCTGACTATTACTGCTCTTTGTCCTTCCTTAAAAGCAGTTTCATAAGGGTCTTTAGAAAAAGAACTCCTACGATAATAAGCTGATTCTAAATCAGCTAAAGTCTGTTCTCCCTCTTTCGTATTAAAAGTGGTTTGATAATTTCCCTTGAGTTGTTTTAATTCTTTATCTTGTTCTTCTTGCATTATACAAGCCCTTCGGCTTCAGCTGCTTCCATTGCTTCTTCCATAGTAGCTTTAGTATCAGGTTTTGATACTTCTGTCATAGCTTGTGCATTTTTCTGAGTTGCTTCAGCTTGTTGCTGTTGCATCATCATCTCTTGTTGCATCTGTTGTTTTTCTGCTCTTTGTTGTCGTATTTCTTCTACCTCAGCTACTCCACGAAGAACTGATTTTGGAACACCAAGTAATTCTGCTCTCATCCTAATCGCTTGGTCATGGTTGATAATATCTAATATTTGTGGGTCAGCTTGTGCCACTTGCATAGTTAAATTATATAATCTTTCTACAGCTACTGCTTCTTCCATTCGTTGAGAACGTGCCAATGGGCCTACATATTCTATATCTATTCTTTCGCCAGTAATAAGTTCGGGTGGTTCTAAAAATGCTCCTGCTCTATACATGATTCCAAATACTCTTTCTACTAATGGATTTAGAAACTCTGACTGAAATCTTCCAAGAGTAGGCCCTAATAGTCTTTGCATTAATTCATATCTGACTTGTACTTCTGTAGCTGTCATCTGTGGGCCTTGTTGTAACTGTAATTGGTCAGAATAATATGCCTGACGTATTGCCGTTCTTAATTGCTGTGTCAACAAATCTGTTATCTGCCAATTCGTACCTGTCTGCAATGGCTTGACGGCAGCATCACTTCTTATGACAGTAATACCTCCAGGTGTCATTCTAACTTTACCAATAACTCCATCATCTTGTACTAACAATGGGGGATCAAGTTGTTTTGTCCATGCTTTAAGTCCAAGCTCTACAGCTTTATTTAATGTCTTTATATCTGGTAGTGCATTATATGATGGTGAACGTCCAAAGATCTCACCAGTTGCTTTCGACCAACGTGGTACTAAATATGGAAATTCATTATACCCACCAGTCCTAACGACCATTTTATCTTCTTCACATACATGGCATGAATGAAATGGCAATTTAGTAGTCGCTTTTCCTAATGCTCTCTCGTAATCCTCTAATGGTTCGACTGCATGGATAAAATTAAACTGTTTTTCTGGCTTTTCTTTTGCTGCTTCCTTAATCTTTTCTCCGACATTATCTTCACCAAATTCTTGTACAGCTTGTCGTGCAGATAATTTGTACCTTCTATAAAGAGTATCTACATAACCAGCATTATTTTCTTGAACATAATATTCTGAAATATGCAAACTATTAAAATGAATACCAGTTTCGGCATACCCTTTACTTCCTTCCTCTACGAACAATGCACCAGTACCTATTGAAGTTAAATCAAGATATAATTCATGTACTTCTGTGTTGAAATTATTTTCATTGAACGCTTCATACATCCTTTTTGCAGAATCTTCCAACCATAACTGAGTATCTCTATCAAGATTTAAGTCGGTATCTCTCATTTTTATATGAAACCATTGTAATGATGGTGATGTTAGAGTACCTTGCAGACTTGCAGCTAAAAGATTATTTGCTGTTATAGCAGTAGAATCAAATAAGACTTCACTACGTTTCTCACCCTTACTACGGAATAAGGTCACATCTGCTTTTCGTGGCATGACATAATCTAATATCTCTTGCCAATGATCTTCCCAAGTTCCTCGGTCAGATGCCATTCGTGACAATCGTTTTTTTATATAATCAAACTTATCGTTAACCATAACCTGTTGGACTACCACCTAAAAGACTTTTCGCAGTCGGTGCATCTTCCTCAACACCCATACCACTCGTTAAAATCGTTCCCATTCTACCTGTTCTAGCTATTCTCAAACTTTTAGCTTTTTCAGCTTCTAATTTTGTCTCTGCTTCTCTTTCCTTCGCTAGTATATCTTGATCTATTGGTGGTGGCTTTGCTATTTTTGGTTTCATACCCATTTGCAATCCTCCTTCAACATCCCATAAACTGCAGCATCTACATATTTATCTTTAATTCTCATCATACTTTTTAAGACACCTTCTTTTTGAAAGCCAATACCTTCGATTAATTTTTTAATCCTACCATAACTATTATCACAAGTCGCTGTGACTCTGTTACATCCTGCTTGATTAAAGCAATAATTAAACATCATCTTAATAAACCTTCTTTGACATACTTTAGGGCTATCCAAAGCGACATGGATAAAAATATTATTGCCATCATAATCCGAAAATAATAAAACTCCAATTACTTCACCATCTTCCACAAATCCCATAAACGTATAATCTTCAGTTTCGGCATGTATATAAGCTCTATCCTTTATCCAATCATAACATTTGTCTTTCCACTTATCATCTGTTACGACTTCAATCATTATGAACCTAAAAGAGTCCTTACACTTCTAGCTTTTTCTTCTATTCCACCAGCAGTAGTCATTATAGTCTTTCCAGCATACCCCGAACCAAGTGACGCAACTCTCCTAGCTGCAGTTGTAGCACTTTGGGTTACCCGTTCTGGTACTTTAACTATGGGTTTGATTATTCTTTTCTTTTTCTTCCCACCGATAGCTCTGGCAATAGGTTTGAAAATACTTGTAAATATCCTTGCTATTCCACCCATTATTTTTTTACCTTCTTCTTAGGAGGTCTACCCTTTTTAGTTCCATATGTTCCTTGACCTTTTGGCATAATATTCTCCTATGCAAATAAACTAAATTCAGAATCAGCTTGTATATGAGGTGGTTGATAATCTTTTATCCTAGATTTCCTTAATGACATAATACAATATCGCATTGCAGATATAATATCATCATACATAGGAACGATTTTACCATCCTTTCTATGATACATCCTTAATTCTTCTAACAGTTTACTTTGATTTGTAAATATTTTCAATCTTCTAGTCTGCATCCTTGTATACATTTCCATTATACCAGCTTCAACAGATACCCCACCACTACCATCTTTCTCTCCTTGACTTGGTGGATTAGTAAAATGCTCTCTAGTCATATTCAACCCTTCTATCCTATATTGTTCCGTAAGAGATTTACCAGAACCTTTATCGGCTTGTCTTCCATCCATAGGCCATATCACAGGTATCCACTTTCCTCTTGCTTTTATTGCTGAAGCATGGATAGGTACTGCTTCTTGTCGCATAGAATAACAATCATATACATATGTGATATCACTATCTCTATCCCAAGTAATCCAAACTGCTGCCGTAGGATGATCCCAACCAAAATCAATTCCACACAATCTCGGCCAATGTGTAGGAATATCTATTGGGTCGCATGTAATATCGTCTTCTGCAATAGGAAAGACAAGACCAGACCCCAGTTGAGGTATTCCTTTTTCTCTCATCTTTCTTTCATGTGGCGGCAATGCTTGTAATATCTGTTCTCTGACATCTTTTGTCATATGTGGTGCATCATCCCATGTAGCTTGTAGTAATGCTTGTCCTTTTTTTAAATTATTTACAAATTGTGCTACTGTTTGAGTCATCCCATTTTCTGGAGTAAATGTCATAAAGACTATTCCCCCTTTATCTGCAGTCCTTGTAAGCGATTGAGAATAAATCGGAGTAGGTGGTTCTTCGTCAAGCCATATCACATCGACTGCTTCTCCCATCCATTTTTCTTTTCCCATCTCATATGCCTTAAATGCTATCCTAGAGTTTCCCCCAGTAACGTGTTTTACTACTAATGAGTTTACGGCATTAGGAACACCTGGCTTTCTTACAGTCTCTCCTATTAAATCTGCAGGAATAGAACCAGTACCCCTAGCTGCAGGGTCATCTGGTTGTCCTAATAATTCTTTCTGACATACATCTCTTGTAGTCTCGTTAGAAACACCTCCTACCCATCCTCGAATAGGTCTTGTGAATTTTCTACCTGTCCACCATTCAGGATATTTTCCAGTAGCATGATACGCCATCTCCATTGCACCACACAGACTCTTACCGACTCTATTTCCTGCCATTAATAATCGTTGAGGTTCATCAGTATTATGAAATTTTTGCTGATATTCGTAGGGTTTATAGTGGGATAATTGGTTTCTTTCCCTTCTTTGTTCTAATTCTTTGGCGATTTCTACTGCACGTTCTAATTCTTCACTCAATATAAGGTTTCCTATCTATGATCTGTTAGCCCAACCTCGCAATATATTTCTTAGCTAAAGTTGATTTGTTTTCCATAACAATAAATCCTTTAACTATATTATTCATATCATCTTCTGTATATACATCTTTTACACCAGCATATTGTTGAACCACTTTTAAATATTGGTCAACATCATTCTCTGTTGAAGGTGCATATTGAGCAATCATAGCTTTCAAATTACCTTTGTGCCGATTCAGTTTAGTAGTCAGGTCTATTTCTAAAGCTCTTAAACCAGCTTCAGGTGTTTTAAATATAGCAAATCTTTCATTTTTGCCATATCCTTTTCCTTCCACTTCACCATCAAAACCAATACCTCTTTCAACATTTCCAGGATTATTATATTTACTTATGCTAATATCTACTTCTTTGTTTCTATTACTACCCATTTTTTTATTCTGCCCTAATATAGTCGGGCTTTCTTCTTCAGGTATTAAATCACTCATAAAACTTTCTGCCATATTAATCTCCTCGATATGCTTTTCCTTCAAATTCTCTAGCATTTAAAAAAGTTCTACTTATTGGTCTGCTATAATATCTGCCATCTTCTTCTTTAACAAATTTTCTATTCCTTCTTTTCTCCTCTGCTGCTCCTAAACGATAACTTTCTCCAGCACCTCTGCCTTTTAATAACATATTATTTCTAGGGTCAAGAGTGCCTCCATGTTCTTTCCATGACGAATCTTCTGGATGGAATACCCAAGCAGAAAATGATTGGTTACCATCTTCATCTATACTAAAAACTGTAGTAGGTTCTCCTTTTTTTGGAGGGCCTTTGGGTTTTTTTATAGTAAGAGGATACAACTTTTTTTAGTTCGTTAGCTGTTGTTTCATCATAATCTTTACCTTCTGCATCAAATGGTTTTTTAGATAAAATTGTTTCCATATTAAAAACCTCTTACGTTCCTTAACTTATGTTAATTAACAACATCATCATCCATTTCTGGCTTACTTATCATCAGATTGCCCAATAGATGTTTCAATTCTACTTTTAATTCCTCATCAGTCCTACGATTAGTCACATCTTCAATTTTTGTAGTAGTCTGATAACCCGTCCTATCAAGAATCGAATTAATAGCTCCTAACCTCACAGCAGCTCCGACTTTGGGATCTTCCACTAAGGCCTTTAATTTATCTACTGCCATCGGAACACAACTGGCCATCAAGGCAGGCTACTCCATAAAGACGGCAGAACAACAAGGTTATGAACTTAAAAATAAGCTGGCCGCAGAAATTGAAGTAGCCACTAAAAGATTGATGGCTAGTTGTGTTCCGATGGCAGTAGATAAATTAAAGGCCTTAGTGGAAGATCCCAAAGTCGGAGCTGCTGTGAGGTTAGGAGCTATTAATTCGATTCTTGATAGGACGGGTTATCAGACTACTACAAAAAT